CAGTTACCTTGCCTAATGGAATACCTCTATCGAAATATCCGCTGATAAGATAGTTTAATGCGTAGTTGTTGGTACTGACCCAATCAGTTGGGTCATTGAAGCCAATACTTAAACCGTCGATAGATTTAGTAATTGACTTTCTAAATTTAGAAATATCAAATGCTTTTGCCATTATAGATCACCCTTTGATAGTTTCTTCGGACTTACGACAATGTCTTCACGACCGATTGCTTTTAGCCATGTGTTTAATCTGTTAATTATAACAGAATCGTCCTTGGGGTTGTCGAATCTAACATCGATATCGGCAACAGTGTCCCCTGTTTGATCTTCTCTACTGTTAAAACTCAGAGAGAAGTTCTCATTAATTTTTTGTGTTCTTGCCATTATTTTTTACCCTGTTGAGAATAGAGTGTGAGTTGCCCCACACTCTATGTTTAGTCTTACTGCTTCTGACGATTGCGAATCATGGCAAGGATGTCTTGCGCACGACTGTTGTCACCTGCGGGAGCTGCGGCAGCTGGAGCAGCACTAACTGCTGGGGCTGGGGTATCGTCAATGTGTTCATCGACTGGTGCAGAGGCTGCTCTGGCAGCTGGCTTGTTAGGATCTCCAGTGGCTTGACTCATACCTGCTGGTTTGAAATACTGACCCCAACGTTCCATATCATAAGCTTCACCATCTACAGAAGCTTCGAACATTTCTTTCATGACCTTGAGTTCTACATCAGTGGGTTTCTTTGGCAAGAATCCGCTGAGATCAAACAGACCATGTGATTCTATTGCTGCAGATTCTACATCTGTTAGCGAACGCTCACGACGGCTCCACTTTGAAGTAGAGTAGTCAGCAAAGCCACCTTTCGATGTCTTAGCAATACGGAAGTCAAGACCTTTCAAGAAGTCTGTTGGCAACTCATCCAATTCTGGATCCATCAATGCGCTACGGATAATAGCGTAGATCTGAGGTCCGATGATAAATCTACGGATAGGGTTGTCTGGGAGTTTGTCTTCCTTGAGTGGATCTTCAACAACAAAGCCTTGGAAAATGTAACTACGCTTTTTCCAATACTTACGACCCATTTCTTCTAGACTCTTGTCTTTGAACCAACCACGCACTTCTGAAAGGATTGGACATGCTGTGCCGTCGTTGTACATTTCCACGCAAGGAACTTGCACTTGAACTGACCTACTGTCTGTTTCGCCTTTGATTCCTGCGAACGGCAGTTTGATCATTGCACGTTCTACCCAGAAGAATGTGTTGTTGGGATTGCCATCAGGTAAGAAACGTACGACAGCTTCTTTGCCTTCTTGCATGTTCCAATGTGGGTAAATTGCGTTGTCTCCACCGCCGGTGGATTGTCCTGTGGACTTTGATTGTGCTTCTTGAAGTTTAGCACGGATTTCTGATAATGTTGCCATTTTAAATGCCTCCTATGTTATGCCTAAAATGTTTATATGCCTTATGCACACGTTTTATTATGCGCTTTTTATTTATCAAGGTCAACGATTATCTGCTAGTTTTTCGATTTTATTTTGCCAAAAGAAAAAGCGGGTCAAGCCCACTTTTCCTTATACTTCGCCATTGCCCGTTGCCTAGCTAGCCATAATCTAAACTTTACATAGTCCGATAGTTCATCTTCATCAACTACCTTACCAAAGGTTCGAGCCTTTAGATTGCGGCCAAATGTGACTTCATCATCAACGATGAAGTCACTATCATCTAATCCAAAATTACTTCGCTGGAGTAGCGGCTTTTGCGTCTGCTTTAGCTGGCTCTTTCTTAGCAGGTTCACTTTTTGCAGGCTTTTTCTCTTCCTTCTTGGCTTCTACTTTAGCTGGTGCTGCTGGAGTAGCAGGAGCCTTAGCTGGTTCTGCAGCGAATACAGTTGCAGCGAACAATGATGCTACTACGATTGCGATTGATTTCATTTTAAAGTTTCCTTTAGGTTGTTTTTACGTAAAGAATATTCCCTACGTATATATATAACGCTTTAGTAGGACTAAACGTTTACATAAAAGTTTGATTTCATTTAGCCAAAAGAAAGGGCACCTAAGTGCCCGATCTAACTGCGACGAAACTTTTAATAGCCTGCCAATTCTCTAATACGTGATAGTTCTGCAATCTGTGGATCTTGTTGTTGTGGTGCCATTCTTTCTACAAATTTGCGAGCAACTTGTTCAGCCTGTTCACCAAACTTTTTGCCTACCATAATAGCAACGCCTTCTGGGCCTTTGGGGAATGTGCCTGTATCACGATCATAAAATGATGTAATAAACTCTGCTAATTCTTCAGTGTTCAATCTTTCTTTTCTCTTTTCAAAATCACGTTTTGGCTTGTCATCCTTGTATTCTATATCTTTCATAGTCAGTGGTGATTGTCCTGACTTCTTACGATCCACTGCTGGTCGTTCGTAGTCTCTTGGATTGTCTGGATCCACAGCTTCCTGCGGTACTGGCTCTTCTGCAGGTACAGCCGCTGCTGGATCAACTGGTGCTGGTTCCGCTTCCGGAGCAGTTTGGTCACCTCCTTGGGCTGCTTCCGGGTCATCCACCATGTCGCCAAAATCCAACTGTTCTAGTGCTTCGGGTGCATTAAATTCCAACCAATCTTTGATCAATGGTCTCACACATGCATCTGGATCTTGTGCTGCCTGTTCTTTGATTCGCTTGTATAGTTCCGGATCTTCAATCAATCCTTTGAGGCTTTCGATAGCATTGGTGCCATCAACTCCCGCTGGGAAGTGTTGTCCTACTAGTTCTTGTAGACCTTGTAATGCTGCCTGTTGTTCTTCGGGGTCTTCACTGGTCACTGCACTGTCTTCGCCTAGGCCCATGACCCAGTTTTCAAATTGAGCAAATGGGTCATTGTCTTCTGTTTCAACCGTTAGGTCTTCGTTGTTGATTTCTTCTTGTGTCATAGCGACTATGTCGTCATAGCCTATGGTGTTTCCTTCTTTCATCAGTCTGTATAAGACTGGAAACACAGTTGCGATATCTTCTTTAAATGATCTGACCGTGAATTTTTGTTTAAAATCTTCTACTACGTCTTGTGGAATTTCTTCGCTGTCGTAGGCCTGAAAGTTTTCTTTGTATGCCTCGTAATGGCTTTGTTTACTCAATGCCTTAATCTGTTCTCTTAGATGATTTAGATACTCTGTACTTCTTTCAACTACTGAGTTGGTATCTGAGTTCATTAGGTCATTGCGTACTACGTAGTTGCCAAAACTCTTGAGCTGAGCGATTTCTTCACTCATTTTAGTAATGCTTGCGCCTAGTTCATCGTATGGTAGGCCACCGTTAGCCACGTGACGCTGCATGGCTCTGGCGCCAGCGAGATGAATAAAGGGATATTTAAAACGTTCGCCGTCTTGGTTTTCAACAAATAGTCCAGAAATATTTCTAGTTCTAGCACCTGGCTGTGTATCATCCATTACTGCTTGGCTGTGTTTAATAATTAGACGTGTGTCCATTAATTTTTGATAGCTCACTGTTTTGCTACCGTACATCGAGCTTTCGCTCATTATGTTTTCACTCATTAGGCTTTCTCCAACTGGTTTTTGTACCATATTTGTCTGTGGTTTAGGTTGTGCATTCTGACTAAGGAATTGATAATCTCGTTTGTCAAGATTGTCTTTGGCAATGTCTCTAGTGTCAAAACTCAATAATCTGCGTTTGGCAAATTGACGCAATTCTTTCAAGAATCCGTACCAATTTGTTTTCTGTCCATCGTCCATGCCTTCGGTGATGCCATTAGAAAAATACACTTTTATGCTATTGGGTTCTGCAAGGCTGATACTGACATGACCTATTGGCGTTTGCCCTTCTGTGTAGTCAAAATCAAAGAATCTAGCCTGTTCAGGATTGATTGTGATCTCACCGGTTTCGGCTCCTAGTTTCAGCCCAGCAAAGCGGCTGCGTACCTTGTAGAATAAATCGGTGGCTATGTTATTTGTTGCGTCCATAAGTATATTTATCAAAGACCCATGCTGACAAAGATCGGCATAGGCATAGATTCATCGGTGATTTTTTCTGTCATTTTGTCGTAGATCTGTGGATCCCAATCCGCTAGCACATCTGCCATACGCATGATCAGCAGTGTTGAACTGACTAGATCGTCGTGTTCCCCGCTCTTGGCTTTAAACCCCAGCCCCGATGCTATATAGGTTTTTAGTTCAGATATCAACGGTTTAGAGTGGATGGTCATTTTGTGGTTTTCGATCATATTTTTTAGTTGGCTGCAAGCAGATATCTTTGATCTATGTGTGGTGTTAAATCCTTTACGGAACTTGCGTATGTGTCCTTTGCGGATGGGCTCTGAAAGGAACAATCCGTGGAAGTTTTCTTCACCTATGTCGTTGATCACTATTAGGGCAGATTCGCCTATTGTATTGTTTTCAACACTGTAATACATAATAGGTGCACCACCTTGTTCTTCGCCTCTTTCATGTATGTATTTTAGTATTTCTCTCAAGACTCTGACCTGTTGCTGTACAGGAGTGGTATTGTGATGCCATTCTGCTACTTGTACCATTTCAGGCATTTCATAGACCTGTATGGCGCCGTAGTCTCCACCTGTGCCCAAGCTGGGATCTAGAGCTATTAGATATGTGGCTCTGGGGTTTATTTCTTTGTACCAACGTGTCTGCCCCATGTTCATCATAGGGTCCGATCCTGTAAGTTCAACCAACTTCACAGAGTTGATTAGAGTTTCATCATAGATCAAGAATTCACATTCGAACTCTCTACGGAATCGTTCTTCGCCGATCTTAGCACGTTCTAATCTAGCCCACTCCTCGTCTCTGTCTGGGTGTTCTTGCCACGGTGCGAAGAAAGGAAAGAAGCCATTGACACCTAATTTGGTTTCATTGCCGAAGTCGTCGAACCGCTTGTTGGCTTCTAACCAAATCATAGCAAATTGATCTTCGTCACTGTTAGGTGTTGACGTGATAATAGCTTTACCACCTGTGGCCAATGTTGGCGATAATGCAGTCCAGAACTCTTTGGCTTTTTCCGGTGGTTGCACGAACGCAAACTCATCACAATATATTAATGAAAGAGATTTGCCGCGGCCTGTGTTTTCAGTTGTGGTAGTTGCTTGTATGCGTGAACCATTATCGTATTCGATGGTGTTTCTGTTATATGAATATACCCCGGCACGGATAAAGTCTGGTAAATTTTCATAGGCATATCTATAACGATCCATAATGTCTCGAGCGCCTTCGTACTTGTGTGCAGCAATCAACACCTGTACGTCTGGCATGAACTGTGTGTACCACAATAGGTATGCCACTGCACACGTGGTCTTGCCCATCTGACGCGGCAGCATGGCTATGCATTCTTTGTTGGTGTGATATGCATCAATTAACAGTTCTTGAAAACCATAGGGTTCAAATGGTATAGACCCTCTAGTAGGATGTTGTATCTTAATAAAGTTTTTGGCAAAGTATAAAGGACCGCCGACTGGATCCATACAGGCTTCTAGGTGTTTGACTTCTTCTAAATTGTACCGGATCGGTGCATGGGCTTTCTTAATTAGATTGCCGTCTAAGGATTTTGACATATGTTTATTTACTGAAAAAAATAGGCTCCGGAGAGCCTATTTGGTTTGTTAGTTTATATTAACTATCGATCGTTTCTGCGGCATCGACTAGTGTTACTGCAACGTCATCGTAAATGTCTCCAATAGTGTCTGGTGCTGCAATTGTAATTGTTTCATCAATTTCAGCTCCCTGACCGCCATCATAAACACGCACACGTTTTGTCATTGCCAGTAGTATTGCTTGTCCGATCAAATAACGCAAGGCTTTAGCTGTTGTATCAATAGTAATCGCTCCGCCTGTTGTTGGTGCAAACGAAGCAACTCCTAGTCCTTTGCCGCCTGTTGAGCTTACAGCAGTTGAAGAATTAGTTACAGATGTTAGTATGTTTGATGCAGAAGCTGCACCACTGCGATCGTATCTGATGGTAAATGTCACCGAGGTTGGTTGGTTGGCTGCTACTGTTACGCCACCGCTGGCAAATTGTACGTCTTGAATTTGAGCGTCAGCAAATCTTGATACTGCATCAACGATGTTCATAAAACGCAGATGTCCTCTTGCCACACGCTGACCAATTACCAGTGTAGTTGGTTTAGTGGTAAACTGGCTATGGTCTTGAGGATATACAGCACCGTTATCAGTGCCGTCAGCTGTAGGATATGTTCCTGTGCCACCGCTGAGTGTTAGCACAACTTGATAAAATTCTGGTCTTAATGACTCTGTTGAAATTTTAAATCCTGACATTATTTCGCTCCTTTAGCTTCTGACAATCTCTGCAGAAGTTCTTCTCTTATACTGGCACGTAGTTGTTCTTTGCTTTCATATGCTCCAGCTGCCATTGGATTATCACCGCGATATGGCTTGCCGCTGAAGCTTTTCTTAGGCTTGTTTAGATCGTTACCGTCTGGAATAGCAGCATCAATGCCTGCATATTCTGGATCTGATCCGTTTAGTGAATTACCAAATGCTTCGTCTTTTTCTTTCTTTTCAGCATCGTGATCGTCCATATCGTGATCACCATCACCGTCAATGTCTCCCATTGCCTTGGTTACATCATCACCGTCATCGCGATCTAAATCCCCCATCGGAGGCATGTTGTCTGCATCCATATCACTTGGCCCGCCCATGTTATCTGCATCAGGCTCGTCATGTGGCTCTGAATCCATGGGTGGCAGCATCTTTAATGGAGGCAGTCCGCCCATTGGTTTGTCCATGGGTTCAATACTGATAGAACTGATAGGTGATGCTGGCTTATCCATATCTGGATTCACACTTTTCACCAGCTTCATTAGTTCTTCAATGTTGTCTAAGCCCTGTGCATTAAGGTTAATGCTCATGGTTGGAGGTGGAGTATCTGGTTTTTCTGGCATTGACGGCATTCCCATAGGCATGCCCATCGGCATAGGTGAGTCACCGCAGGCTTCTGTGGCAGGCCTGTCTAACTCCTGCATCTTGGCCAATAGTTCTTGAAAGTTCATAGTTAATTTCCTTTGCGTGGATCTGGTTTGCCAGCATTTGACATTGGGCTCATAGATCCAGCTTTGTCTGTTTTTTGCTTGGGTATTTTGTATTCAGCAGCGAATCCATCTTTGGTCCTCTGCTTGGCTGTTTTGCTTAAATCTTTTAGAAACCCTTTGTTGAAATCATCACCAAAGTAATCTTTGTGTTTGATTTTTCCTGCGCCCTTGTCCATGTCCTGTTCGTCTAACATAGCTTCACCGCTGGGTTCGTTGTCCAACAACACTTGATCTGCTTCTGTAGGTTCACCACTGTTTCTCACACGGAAACAGCTTTCGTCCATGCCCATGGCTTTGACGTGTGTCTCTATTTCCGGTGGTGTGATGGGATATTCGCAGATCACTTCATATATAGTAACCTGCATGTTTTCTTTGCCTGGAAAATCCAATGGCAACTTTTGTATAGGTGTAGTTGACAGCTTTTCAAAGGCCATGACCTTGCAGCTGTCTAAGCGTGACTTTAGTGCTTCTTGAAATTTTTCAGGAACGTCGCCCGCAACTTTGATCTTGAAGCTGTAAATTTTTTTGTTTTCGACGAGATATTCTTTAAAAGTTTTCATATGTGTATTTATGCTTTTCCGCTTAATTTTTTCAGCAGTTCGTTGCGATCTGTGATCACATAACCCTGCCCGTTTATTACGTTGTTGGGATCTACTCCAGCATCGTTGTCTATTTTTAGTTTTTTCAGCTGTAGATCCACAGCTTTGAGTTTTTTTTCTATCTTGTTGCTTTTAGCAGTAATAGCGTTACCCATCATTGAGCTAGCTACTTCAAATATCCGACCCGAATATCTTACTTCTACATTCATGCCAAGATCCATGAGATCATCGTATGCTTGTTCGGCTTTTTTAGCAAGATTATCTAGTTCTTGTTCATCGAGATTTTCTAGTTCTTGTATATGTGGCAGTGTTTGTACTATCTTTTGCACTGCTTGATACTGATCCTCAAGACTATTGATTTCTTCATGCACGGGCGGAGGAGGTGCTGCAGGCTCAGCTTGAGATTCCAAATCAAATAGTTCTTCTAATTTTTTAGTCATATCATACTTATCTGCGTTTGGTGCCTTGATGAAAAATATCACCTTCATTGACCACTCTAAACCTAATGCCCTGCTGTTTACACCAAGCCGTGGCAGCTTCCCACTTGGCCATATTTTTAATATACTGTTCTTGATTATATCTGCTTTTGCCCACGGATTCTCGTAGAGTTTGACTTTGTGGTTTAACTTCGACTACTTCTGCATGCTTCTTGCCAGTTTTATCTTTGTAGACCACAAAGAAATCAGGCACGTATATTGTATATTTGCCTGTCATGGGATCTCTATAGGGTATCTGGATGCTTTCACTGGCCCAATTTTCAACACCTTGATGCTCGTCTAGCATACGCATGAACACAAACTCCCATGAACTACGAGCCAATGGTGTTTTCTTTCCTACGTATTTGGCAGGGTTTTTCATTTCAAATCGTCCCTGTGCGAATTTAGGCATTAGGCAGCTATGTTTCTTATTTGATTGGGTTTTACATCGCTGGTTTTATAGCCTAGCAGTGATGTGGGCACACGATTGTTGTTGAGTATTTCAGCAACTATCTGGCTTAGAGAAACTCCTGGAAAGTTTTTCAATGTGTCTAGTATTTGAAAAATAGGTGTACCGTCGATTTTGGCCTGCCGTAGAACAACAGATGCCGAAGTAGAAGCAGCATCTAGATCAAATCCAGCCTGTTGAAAAAAGCTCACTGCGGCTGTGACATCATTGGAAGGAAACTCTAGGGCAGCTTCGCCGTAGTTTTCAAAATACAACTTGGTAGAAGCTGCACTGTCTTCGATAGTTTGTGCTGGTAAATTAGTGGCCATATGTTAGTCTGGACCTCCTACTAAATTGCGTTGGACAGCCTTGGTAGTGGTTTCTGTACTGGCGCTCTTGGGGAAAATAGCACCTATCACCCCACCAATTCGTTGAGCCGCCGCTGTGATATTACCAGGATTACTGAGAATATTGATGGCTTCACTAGCCAACTGATCTTTGCTGAGACTTTTGAGATTCTTATAGGTATTAAAGGTTTTGGCTAATGTACCTATGAATCCCCCTGGGGTATTAAAGGCTGCACCTGACCCAACATCTCCAAAAATTTGTTCTAGGCCGTCTAATACTCCGCCCTCCCCAGTAAGAGTTGAAACTCCACCGCCGGCAACACTTAACGGGCTTGGTACAGTGTCATAGTGTAGTGTAGCAAATCCTTTAGGTGTACCAACACTTACATTACCAGTGGTATACTTAACTGCTTCGTATTCTAGAGTCATTTGACTTTCATTAAATTCTGATGCACTATAATCCATGCTGCCATGATTCCAACTTTTAATTTTAGGATTAACAAGCGTGTAGCCTACAAACCGTCTACGGCTCATGGTATAGATCGTCACTGAATTAAAAAAATTATTTTCGGTTCTGTCGTTGTCTAGCCCGTATCTAAAACTGTCGCTCTTGGTGCTGGTCGGTCTAAGATGATTTGGTTTATAAGCAGCATCTGGATTATGTCGATCTCCTACATAATATCCATAGTATAAGGCCCACATGGCATTGATCACAGCATTACTGTCGTCATGCATGCTGATAGATATTGGTTCGTAATTTATCTGTTTATATAGTATCTTTTTGCGGTTGTATTGATTCTTAGTTACAGAATCAAAATTAAATTTCGGAAGCTCTGCACTTTTTACCAACAGCCCAGCTTCGTTGCCATGTTTGGCTGTGAACGGACTCATTCCTCTTACTGCATTGTTTATATCAAACTGAACATAGTAAAGAAACTTGGTTTTAGGGCTGAGTCTAAGATTATTGTCAACGAACAATCTCGTAGCGTGACGATAATTGCTTAGTTGACCTTTAGGCTTGGTTACTCCTTCAACTATGCCGGAGCCAAACTCTGATAGGTATCTTATGAATTTATTTGCCATACAAATATTTATGCCACAAAAAAAGCCCGATTTTTAGTCGGGCTTTTTTGAAGATTATAATTAACCTTGTGCTGTAGAAGCGCCTGTAGTAGCTGCGCCAATAGTTCTGCCTACTGCTGCTCCAATACCACCTATTGGGCTTACTGCTGTTGAACCAGCTGCAAACTGTGCTAGATTATCATAGGCAATGGTCAATGCCACTGTCATATGTTCATTGGTTGAGTAGTTAGCATCACCGTAGTCTGCGTTCTGAACAAAACAACCATATAGTTCGAAGGTTTCAAGGGTGTTTGGTACTAGAGCACCATTACCGCCATCTAACACTTCAATACGCATGGTAAATTTGTAGTCAATACCCGAACGTGCAGAAGCCTGTTCCATGAAATCAAACTGTTTCTGGATCTGCTGGCCTACCATTTTCTGTACCTGACCGCTGGCATCATCACGCAATGTTAGCGTGACGTTTTCAAGAGTGTATTTTCCAGCAAGTTTGACCTTAGAGTTATAAACGTCCAGAGTCATTTCTTCAAATGCTACTTTAGGTCTAGTAACGTCCTGTACCTGTTTGGTGAGTTCTGTTGCTGCGGCAACTCCAAATCCCAACAGTGTAACTCTGAAGCGGTATTTTAACTTGGGCATCAACAGCACCTGAGTGCTGCCTGCCGCATTAGTTGTTGGAATACCAATGTTGTTAAGCGATGTAATTGCCATTTTTAAATTTCTCCTGTGTTCTTGATACGCAATGGAATGTAAATGAACTCAATGGCTTTCACTGGCTCTATAGCGATATCAACGTAAAGTTCGTTGCGATCGATACGAGACGGAGTGTTATTGCTTTCATCACACACAACCGCAAAGTCGTAGATTGCTCTCAAGCCTACTAATTCAAGCAATAGGCTTTCTGCCGCTTGTTTGATTTCGTCTCTAGTAATCTTATCGTTTGGTTCAAAAAGATATGGACGAGCCAACTTGTTCAACTGACTACGTAGATATACTACTAAACGTGCCACGTTAATACGATCTAATGCTGATGCATTTCTTGCACGAGTCTTTTGACCATACGCTACTAAGCCAACACCATTGAAGAACGGAATCGGATTGATCTTCAAGTCATACAATGTATCACGTTGTCCTTCGTTCAGCGCAACTGTTTGGAATTCACCTGTAGCTGCATCAATATATCCCACTGCTGTGGCATTAGTAATACCACCGCGTCGTGTTCCTGCTGGTGCAAACCACGGGAAGCTAACATTGTCGCTGAGTGCGATAGTTTTTAGCATCATGTGACTTGCTGGAACCACTGCATTTGACCCGCTAAGATCAGTAGTAAATCCGTTTGGATAATATGTAGCCAAGTATTCGTCATAGGTTACAATACCGTCATCGCCGTTATCTGTAACTAATTCTGCATTAGTACCCCAGTTGTTTAATGATGTAGCATCTGCGGCTAATCTCAACGGAGTGTCGCCTACCACAAACGCAGTAATACCACGGTCAATGTTTAGATTAACTAGGTTGCTCATAGTTTCTGGATATCCTGGGCAAGCGATGATGTTGAAGTTACGTCTTTCTTCATCACGGATCTCTTGACTTGTGTCAATCACTGCTTTCAACGCCTGTGTTACCACTTTGCGCTGTGCCTTACGACCGAAGCTGCCTGACCCGTCTTCGTTGTTGCCGGAAGCAGTGACCCAACGATCTGGGAAGTAAGTCTCCATGCCATATCCTGCACCACTAACAAAGGCTGATCCTGCTATTTGTGCGTCACCGGTTCTTGGGTTATCTCCAGCTGTGTCGATGTAGTTGTTGCGATATTGCTTGACGTTTCCGCCACTGCGTCTTAGGTTCCATAGCAACATACCTTTTGGATATAGTGCTGGATCCGGAGCATCTGGATCTAAGAAGTTGTGAGTGATCAAATCTTCAATAGTCGATTGACTTGAACTTGTGCCTGAAGTATTCCAACGAGCATCTGCAAACAACACACCTTCTTCAGTGGTTTGATCTGTTTTGTCTACTAATTCCCAACGTAGTGTAACATCACCGATGTCTGACAGATTGTTGTTATATCTATAGATAGTTGGATAATTTTCTAAATCTGCTGTACTAATCCACAGATCCCCAGTGACAGTAACTCCTGACACATATGGGTTGCTGGCAGCTACTATTGGTAGATACCCAGTTCTTAGTGTGGCTGTGGCAACTTCACCGTATGGTGCTGTGCTGTGTCTATATCCTACAAATGTGTTACCGTTGTGGATCATAATATCCACATCTGCAAAGTTAGGATTATACCAAAGTTGTTCATCAGTTGGCTCATTCAACGGAGCATCTGGACTGGCCGCAAATCTTGGATCATCTGAAGCCAATGGTTTGTAACCTGATACTAGATAATCGTCTGCAGCACCAGTAGCAAGGTCTTCTGCACCTAGTACTATACTACCTAATGATATGTTGTAGAAGTTTTCTGTGCCTTCTCTGGTTTTGATATTGTATGGAGTAAACAGTTTGGCTAACGGTGTACCTGTGCTGTCTGTTAATCTAAAATCACCACCGTCGTTGTGTGTGATAACTAATCTGCTTTGAGTGGTTGAAACCGCTACCACTGACGCTTCGATATTTGTAAATCCAGCTGCGTTGATAGCTGCTGCAAGTTTATCTGCGTCTGTGTTGTCACCAGTTGGCGCATTTGCTCCGCTAGGATTACCAGTGCTCAGAGTAATGGTCTTAGCTGTGTCTAGGGCTAACTGACCTACTATACTTTCAGCAAGGGTAAACACTGTTGTAGCACCAGCAGTAAATGTACCGCTCTTGATAATATTGCTGGTTATGCTGGTACCTTGACCAGGTGATATATTTCTGTACCACACACGGAATTCAGCTGTGTTAGGTGTTGCATCAAAACCGCTGTTTTCTTGTGCATTGCTCTGCACAAACAATGTTTCTGTGCCGATGTTAGACCCGCCGCCGCTGCGATCTAGATAATAAAGTGCAGCATTGGTAGATGCATAGATCGGAGCTTCTGAGGACACCCATGATGATGTTGCCGAACTCCACTGCTTGGCTCTCCATCTAGCTCCTCTGTTTGGCTCTGTGGTTTTAATCCACACAGAACCTGTAGGGTATCCTTCTACTGTGGTTGTGTTGTCACTGCGTTTGAACGCAGGTACATCTGTATGCGGTGTCTGTTGTAGTGCAGGACTGACATATTCACCCATTGTAATACCGATTGTGCTCCACGATGCTGTGCCGTTGTCTAGGTATATTCTACCATCTGCACCAGTTGAGTCAATTGCGCCATCAGCTGCTGAAGTACCATCGGAATAAATGTATAACTTGTTGGCTAATACTTTTGCAGTTACACCTGTGATATTGGCCGAGTTAATGTTAGCTGCTGTTGTAGCTAAATTTCCAGCCGCAATTGATTGACTGTTAACAAACAAGGTACCTGACTGTGTACCTACATATGTCGAACTAACCGCTACCGGCCAGCTGGCTTTCCATGCGTTAGATCCAAGCAGCACCCACTCACCTGCATCTACTTGTGTGCCGCCGCCTGCAACGAGACCGTTGCCAGCAGACTTGTAATAGATTCTTGCAAGATCTTCTGCTGCACCGTAGGAAGTGTCACCTTCTACAGTGCGGAATACAACTGCGTAATCGCCAATCTGTCCCACAGCAGTTTTAGGAGCATTAGTTGTTTCAATTTTGCTTGGGAAATCTGCGTCTGTTAGCACCAACGGTGTTTTGCTAGTAAATTTCTGGCCGCCGGCGGTAGAACCAGCGGCGCTGTTCCACTCTTGGATACCCCAAGTTGTGGCCTGTGTGTCAATCCACCATTTGCCGTTTACTGGATTTGCTCCCGGGGCGTCGACTGATGATGCAAGTTGGTCTAGGTCTACATCAGCGCGAACAATAAATGCTGCGTTACTGACACCTAGCAAGCTATAGGCTGCTAGTAGACCATATTCGTTGCGCTCCGAGCCGTGGATAGGAGTTGAACTCGCTGTCTGCTCAAAGAACGGAACTCCAAACAGATCTGTAAGATCTCTCTGGCTGGTAACTTTAAATGCCACGCCGGCATTTGCTTTGGTTGTTGCTGAAGCTGTGTTTGTACCAGCTCCGTTTGTTTTATCTTGGGCTGTTGCTACGACAATAAGAGGAACTGTACCAGGTTCTGCTGGTGTATAAAAACTCTCGTCGATTACCGTAACTTGTACGCCTGGTGATGTTAGTGCCATATCGCCTATTCTCCTGGTAATAGTTGCTCATAATATTTAGCATTCTATTCCAAAAACAGCGAGTTAGGCGCATAACAAAAGGGGTCAAAAAGGGTAAATACCAAATGCGACCACTCTGCAAGGCCTGCGCACAGCGCCCTAGAGCCATTAATTACTACAAAGACACTCGTGCCTATTATAGAACACTGTGTGAAATCTGTCTGTCACACGGTGCAGGTGCGCATAATCCTCGTTGGCAACGTGCAGGATACAAACTCAAGACAGTGTGTGAAAAATGTGGATGCCGATCTCAACACGCAGAGGTATTTCGTGTGTTCCACATAGATGAAAATCTCAACAACTGCAGACCCAACAACCTCAAAACTATATGCTTGAACTGTGCCGCTGTGTTAGGCAAAGAGGGCATCACTTGGAGGCAAGGCGATCTTGTGGCCGACTACTAGATTCGCACTCTGTTCATAAAGCTCGTCGATAGAGCCGTTGTTATCAATAATGCTGTCAAAATCATTGCCTAACCATGCCCATTCCGATGCATGTATTTTTCGCATCTTCATAGCATTAAGACCTACGTTGTTGCCTTGATTAGCACTGATAGCATCTGCATACCAGTCGGGCAAATCGCCACGCTGCACCCAAACAATTTGTCCGCCTGCATCTTTAATTGATTTAATTTCGTTGGGGAATCTGCAGTCTGAAATAACTATATGGTCTTTGCTGGTGCGTAGTTTGTTTTCTAATGAAGCGATCCATATGTCGTCGTGAAATGATCTACGACAGACTTCTGTGCCCCAATATTGTAGAACCCACCTAGGAGTTAGTGTAGGCATATCTAGGCGTTCGGCCCACCAAGGATCTACCTGTTCTCGCCATTCACGAGCCTGTGCTGTACGTCCTTCCAGCATGGTTCTATCCCAACCAAACACACTGGCCACTGCGTCTTTGAGTGTTGAAGCAAAACTTTCTCTGCGAAATTCGTGAAAATTAACTAGATAATCGGCTACAGTGTCTTTGCCTGAGCCTATGAAACCGCATACACCTATGATCATAAATTGTCCCCTTTAGAACAATTATAATATAGATTAGTTATAAGGTCAACCAGTTATCCAGGTATAGCCGCTGCCGCCGGGAACCAATTTCATTAAATCGTCTATGAGTTTTTCCATCTCGGTTTGAGCTTCTGTTATCAATGCTGTGCCGTTAAGCTGTGTGCCACCTTGTGGGCCAGCAATTTGTCCAAATTTGCTTCGAGCTTGGCCTAGCATCATTTTACAGTTGGCCAAACTGTAGTCTTTGATCCATTGCCCAGAGTATACATCATCTATGATGGCAAAGTCTGGTTTGGTATTGTAGACCTGTAACATCACTGATTCTTCGCCGCGAGGGCGTTGATGAATTATTAATTTGCGACTCTGAGGATGATAGGTAAAATTAATATAAGAACCAAACATTTTTCCAACCAATTCCTGATACTGCGAAAATAATTCATAAGTTAGTAGTCCCCCCATGTTGGTACTACTTAACAGGTAAGTGTTGGCATAGGCCAAATTAAATGGTTCAAATACTGTTCCCCCTGTACCATTACCGGTTCTAGAACCAACACTGCGTCTAAAAATTTGACGTACCTGTTGAATTTCTTTGGGGAGAATATATTCGTTATTGCTCTCAGTTAGTGTTATAAATGCATAGCTTTCTTCTACAGCGTTATCGCTACGCTGACGGAAAGTTGCTAGAGCACGATTAAGTGCTGTGTCGTAGTGTATAGGATCTAATTCTACATCTACCATGCCGTTGCCCAGCATGTTTTTGCAGTAGTCGTAAACAGAGTTTTTGGCTTGGTCTGATGTGCTCATACAAGTATTTATCGTAGCGGTAAATATATGACTATGCCAAGACTCAGTTTATACCGTCCCGAAAAGGGCAACGATTTCCGTTTTATAGATAGATCCGCCTGGGAAATGTTCCAAGTTGGCGGCACCGATGTACTGGTTCACAGATATATAGGCACAGGAGCCGCAATACAAGGCAACACTCCTAGCACCCCTAACTACACCACTGATAATGTGGCAAACATCCAGGATCTATTGTTTTTAGAAAACAGAGATCGCAAGTACGATCCCGATGTGTATGTAATGCGAGGTGTCTACAACATCAGCGACATAGATTTTAACCTCAGTCAGTTTGGTCTATTCCTACAAAATGACACTATCTTTATCACTTTTCACATCACTGATACTGTGGAAAAACTAGGTCGTAAAATCATAGCAGGCGATGTGATAGAATTACCTCATCTCAAAGATGAATATGCTTTGAATGATTTGACATTTGCACTAAAACGTTTCTTTGTGATAGAAGAAGTTACTAGAGCAGCAGAAGGATTTTCAGCCACATGGTATCCGCACTTATATCGTGCCAAGTGCAAGCCTTTAGTCGATAGCCAAGAATTCAAACAGATTTTAGATGGCATTGCCGACAGTGATGCTTATCAAGGTACCTATAACTCAACTATCACTTATTATCCCGGTGATATAGTGCTTGCCGACAACGGTAAAAAATATCAAGTCATACAAGAAGTAACAGGGGTGGCTCCTCCTAACGCTACTTATTTTGCATTAGCAGATACCTTGCGCGATGTTGTTTCTACCTACGAAAAAGAAATGCAGATCACTGCTGCGGTATTAGATCAAGCAGAATCAGATGCACCTCGCAGTGGCTACGACACCAGCAAATATTATACACTTCAAAGAGCAGAGGACGGTACTACAGAAATAGCTAGTGTCGATGATGACACATTTCCAACCTATGATCAGTATCAAGATATGATTCCGGATCCTATAACCGGAATCATTCCTGCACAGGCTACAGATGAAAATGGAGTGCCTCAATTTGACACAGATGGTAATCCGATATTTGTTGGACTTACTGCTAGCTCAGTGATCCTGCCTGCAGATGGTGACGGCTACGAGGGATATCTTACCAAAGATGGTATTCCTCCTAACGGTGCTCCATTCACCGCAGGCATTTCATATCCTAATAACCCTATTCCGGGGCAGTTTGCACTGCGCACAGATTATTTGCCTAACAGACTGTTTAGGTTTGATGGCACAAGATGGCGTAAGTTTGAAGACAATGTGCGCATGACCATGAGCAACCTCGGAGCCAGTGATGTTGCTGCCGGTGAACCTTTCGCAGGCAAGGATGTGCGCCTTACACAAAAATCTACATTCATCAATAATTCCACTGTGAGCACCATTGACGGGCACACAGTCAAAGAAAAACAGAGTCTCAGCAAGGCTCTTAGACCCGAGGCAGACCTATAATGGATTTCCACTACGACGGACAGATAAGACGCTATGTCACACAGTTCATGCGTGTGTTTATTGGATTCAAGTATCAAGCCGGCGATGGCGATCAGCGGCAGATACCGGTGATGTATGGAGATCTAACTAGGCAAGTGGCCAGTATCATCAAAGATAACTCAGAAAACAAAATGCCTACGGTGCCAAGGATAGCCTGTTATATCACAGGTCTTGAAATGGATACTAGTAGGCTCAGTGATCCTACATTTATTTCAAAGATACATATCCGAGAACGCAGATTCACAGACGCTGGCGGCACTAGAGAATACACTGGCGCACAAGGCGGTAGTTATACAGTAGAACGGTTGATGCCTACGCCGTTTAAATTGACTATGAAAGCAGATCTGTGGACTTCTAACACAGATCAAAAATTACAGTTACTTGAACAGATACTGGTGTTGTTTAACCCTAGTCTTGAACTTCAAACCACAGACAACTATATTGACTGGACCAGTCTCAGTGCTATGTATCTAACCAGCACTATTTTTTCAAGTAGAACTATACCACAAGGAGCAGAAAGCGACATAGATATCTGTAGTATGGAATTTGAAATGCCTGTGTTTATATCACCACCGGCCAAGGTTAAAAAATTAGGCATAGTTCAGAGCATTGTGGCTAACGTGTTAAACGATCAAGGGGCTGTGTTAAATCTTGAAGATTTAATTTATAACAGTACTCCTGGTATTGCCTTATCTGGTCGTCCTTTTGGCAGATACGGAGTTTTATTGTTTAAATCAAATACCGGTAACCCCGACGATAATCAATACGATCTAACATTGATTAATCCCATGGAGGCGGTGACATCACTGGGCCTCGGCGAAAAAGAAATAAAAAACGGTGGGCCGATTGATTGGAATATGATATTGAATGCACAGGGCGGGTATGTTCCAGGCAGTGAAGTTTCGTTTAAGAAAGCCAACGGACTTGAAATAGTAGGAACATTTGTAATTAATCCAATAGATCCTAGCATATTAATAGTGTCTCTGGATGAAGACACATATCCAGGCAATGACGATGTGCCTAGTGCTGTGCCTGGAGTAACTGCTAGTGGCACTATAGATGCTGTCATCGATCCTTACAAGTATAATCCATTAGAAGTATACGGGTCGCATGCTGCTATACCCATAGGACTGAGATTTCTAATGTTAGACGATGTTAACAACAGCGTAAATCGTGGCGGTTACATAAATCTTCCTTCTAATCCAGCAGACAGCACCAGTGTGCCTTATCGTGGACCGCAGGCCTGGAGAGGACTCAGCAACAATGATTCGTCGTGGGACAATCAAGATGGCACTGACCCAGTCATCAAAGCTAACTCTGTTATAGAATGGACTGGGAGCACGTGGGCCACAATATGGGATCCAGATCAAAATACTGCAGAAGCAGCAGATACTCTAGGTGAAGAATTTGTTCCATTTTATATCCAAAATATGCGTACAGGTATCAAATACAAGTGGGATGGCACACAATGGATCAAGGCCTTCGAAGGGGAATATCTGCCAGGAGAATGGAACTTCAGACTCGCAGGTGGATAAGTACTGGCATGCAACAGCGTGCCGGATTATTATTCTTAGCTAAAACCACAGGTCGTATTCTTCTGATCTTAGATGACGAGCGGTGGACCGTACCTACATTTCAGCGCAGTAACAGCCTCCTAGAAGATGCAAACGAACTATTAAATCAATATGCACAGGGTCGTATAGTTCCTATTGAACTGTATCTATCTGAAGATCGTGGTTTTGAATATGGCACATATGTCTGCGTGGTCGATCAGGAGTTTTTAACCTTGGCATCAAAGACCGTATGCTGGGCAGACTTAGATTGCCTGCCCAAACAACTACACTCGGGGCTGCGTACCACATTAAATAATCAAGTAATACGTGTAAAAATAGAAACCATATTGGAGTTAGAAAATGTCAAATCTATTGCAAAGATCTAGTAGATTTCAAGAGGACTGTGAGAAGTATCGTACAGCCATTGATAGCATGCCCGACGGCGTAGCCAAACAGGAATCTCAACAACTGTTGAATAAACTGATTGGGGAAATAAAAAAATTAGACAGCATGCACATGGAAATGGTCTATAGTCGACAACTGCCTTCTATGGGCGGTGAAATGAAGCAGGATATCACAGCTATAAGACAAAAATTAGAAACCAGAATCAAAGACTGGGCACAGGCACAGAAAAATTAAATACTAGCGAAGTTTTTAATTGTAATAGTGCCTACCATACCAGCATGACTGCCACACTGATATCTGTAGTTGCCGGAAATACTATCCGGAATCTTCCAATACAAGGTACCAGACGACTTGCCCTGTGCAGCTGATCCTGTACTAACTGTACCATCGGAGCCCACATGTACCAACCCAGTGTTGTAATTTGTGCCAGTGTTGTCCTGTATCAAGAAAGGATGGCCGGCAGCTCCTACCAAATTAAATGCTATGGTGGTAGCATTAATGGCATATATTGTAGGATCGTCTGTGGTACCATATTGATCAAATCTATAGGCTGTGCTGCCGTTAGCAGTGACATTTAATCTCGTGATTGCTGGGAGATAGAACTGGTCAACAGTGATACCTGCAGTATAAACATCTGTCAGTCCTGACAAATTAGTTGCGCCGGCTGATACGGTATTGGTGATTGTAACAGTATCTGTACTAGCATCTGTTGTGATTGTAATACCCGTGCCTGCTACTAGTGTCAATGTATCTGTACTAGAATCTGCTACTACATTACTTTGTCCTGCCACAGCTATGGTAGCAAAACTATCGGAAGCTGTGCCGCCACCCGCAGCAGCGATTGTTATCGTGTCTGTGCTGGCGTCTGTGGTTATGGTAATATTTGATCCTGCTATCAACGTCAATGTATCTGTGGCCGAATCTGCTACAACGTTTGATTGACCGGCTACAGCTATGGTAGCAAAGCTGTCCGATGATGAGCCGCCTGAAACTGTGGCCCAAGAGTTATCACCACGGAGATAGGTACTAGCACTAGCTGTTCCTGTGGCTCCGATTCGTCCTATTGGCACAGTACCCGACGTTAACTGTGTGGCATTAAGTGCTGTTAAATTAACCCCTGAACTTGCAGGCAGGGTAGCTGGAAATCTTGCATCGGGTACAGTACCCGACGTTAACTGTGTGGCATTAAGTGCTGTTAAATTAACCCCTGAACTTGCAGGCAGGGTAGCTGGAAATCTTGCATTAGGTACAGTACCCGAAGTTAATTCTGTAGCATTTAATGCTGTTATCAAACTGCCATTACCGCTAAAACTGGTAGCAGTTAATAATCCTGCATCTGATATAGTTGCAGAACTGTTTTGTATAATAGTACCTGTGGTACCGTCATAGCGTATGATAGCATTATCCACATATCCGCCACCCGAGCTTAGTACATCTCCTGTTCCTGCTCCTGAAGCGCCCGGGGGGCCAATATCTCCCTTGGGTCCCGGAACACCAACAGCACTGGTCTGCTGATATGTGCCGTCTGGAAATACAATAGCGTTTCCAACTACAATATCTGAATCAAAGGCCACTGTAGGAGTGAATGTAATAGTAGAACTGTCTGCGGAATCTATAGTAGTTCCCACAAAAGTGATGCTACCTGTGCTGGTGGTTGAATTAATTGTTATAGTATCGGTGCCAGCATTAGTAGTAATAGTAATATTAGAGCCAGCAACCAATGTTAGTGTGTCAGTAGTAGAGTCAGCTTCAACCGTAGACTGGCCAGCTACCACAACAGTACTAAACGAGTTAGGCAAACTAGATTCGCTGGCTACTGCTACCCAAGCACCTGCATGAGCATAGTATAATTTTCCTGTATCATGTACATGTGCAACCATGCCATGATAGTCTATCGGCGACACTTCTGCATTAAGATCTGCTAGAGTGTCCCAGTGAAATCTGATTCGATTTTTCTGACCGGTGATATCTATCACACCCGACAATACCAGCGTGTTAGTAGAATCATCTAACCATGTTAATGCCGTTAAGTCATTGACTTGAGAACCAGTCGACGGGTAATAGGCTATTTTTCCAGCCACACCCGATTGCACTCCGCCACTGAATCCTGCAGAATTTGCTTTGGCTAAGAAATCTGCATTAGATATATTGGTTAAATCTGCTTTTGCAAGATTTACACCGCTAGCTGTGGTGCCGTTATACAGTCTCAGAGTGTTATCTGTTCGATCATAAAAGATTTCACCGCGATTTCCGGATCTTCTATCAAGAAAATCCGCTTCTCTAGGTATGATTCTTACTGCGTCAAGTACTGGTATCTTTGCCATATTATTATTTATTCAAATTAGTAATAACGATCTTTAGCCAAATAATCTATGTATGCTGCGATGCCCTCATGCACTTTGGTGAAACTTTCGACATCTACCCCTGATTTTGTTAACAACGTCATATCAGCTAATGTATTTATTTGATACTGTTTTTTAAGATCATCGGGCATATCTACAAATCTTTTTTTGCCTTTGTTTGTGTTAGATATTACTAGATCTGCTACAGTTTCAAAATCCGTGTTGGATCCGCTGCCGAGATCATAAATTCCGGGTTGATAATTTTCAAACATAAAATGATATATGGTTTTTGCTATATCTTCCACCCATACAAAATCTCTAAAATAATTCTTGCTGTTTTCGAATATCGTTATTTCTTCAGTTTCTTTGATTTGATTAACCCAATGTAAAATTGTAGAAGCCATTCTGCCTTTGTGATACTCATTGGGTCCATACACATTAAACAATCGAAGGACAACTCCTTCTACTTCGTTTTCGCTGAGTAGTTTGCTGAATGCGTATTGATTCATTGGGCCGGCGCCGTTGCCATACACCGATGCGCTAGAAGTAAAAATAAAAGGTATTTTGCGTTGTTTACAAAATACATTCCATTTCCTTGTAGATTTAACATTGGTTGCATAGATCGAGCTCCAATTTTTTTCTAGAGTATTGGCATTTGCACCAATGTGTATAACTCCGGTGACGGTTTCATCGATTGCATCGATGTCATCTACAGAAACAAGTCTGTTGTACTGTTTACCTATGAGATTTTTATATTGATTTTCATAAGGCAGATCGTCAACTATAATAATATCAGTGACTCGTTGCGAATTCAAGTATCCTAATACCACACTACCGATAAATCCTCCAGCACCAGTTAATATGATCATTTGATTTCTTCCAGTCTCGGTGCATATACACCTATATGTTGAACTGTTACTGCCGACGCTTTGTTTGCAAATTTAACAGCATCGGGCATGTGTCCTGTTTTTAAAAACTCGTATACCAATGCTGCTAAAAATGTATCGCCGGCGCCGCATACATCGATTACATCGCCTACAATTTCAGCGGCATATGTCCAACCATTCCAATAAGCGCCATCTCCGCCGTGTGTGACAATCAAGTGCTGTGAGTTAGGTAGGCTTGTTGCACGACTTTTTTCTAATGCATTGATCTTAATATAACACCCTGCTAGTCTTGCTAGGTCTGTTTTCTTTGTATCAACAAAGATAGGCACGTTGGCTTCTTTAACCAGTTCTTCTATTAATTCGTAGGTTACTGTGCCTTTGTTGTAGTCACTGATTACAACAGCATCATACACAGGCGGTATTGCTGTTTCAAATTTGATAGGTTCACTTATGATGTCTTTATCTAGTCGAATTAATTGCTGTTTACTACGAATATCAATTAGTCGATTCTTTACACTAGTTTCGCCGTGTAAAAAATTAACATGACACCCCAATGCTTCTAGATTTTTGGCAACGTTTCCTGCCATACCGGCTTTGGTTACAATGTACTTGGATTCAAACACCGGTACTGGTGCTTCAGGACTAATACGATTTACATCTCCGTAGGTATATATGTCTTCACCGATATCACCGACTAATAATATCTTGTATTTTACCTGTGGTTGAATACTGTTGGAGTCTTTCAAAATATACTATCCTTTTGCAATGCTCTGCTCCGATGACATGTTTGTCTCGGTAATCACTACCTTTAACCATTATATCTGGTGCAAACTCTTTTATTAATCTATCTAATTCCTCGTCAGAATCAAATGTTTCTACTCTGTTGACTGATTTTAATGCAAATAAAAAACTACAACGTTCATATTCGCTGTGTATAGGTCTTGACGATCCTTTGAGTTCTTTAATCCTACGATCGCTGTCTGTTAATACCAACACGTAACTATTAGGATAACTTTTTGCATGTTCTAATAATCTTAAATGACCAAGATGCAATATATCAAATGACCCGTTTACTACTACTTTTGTCATGTTAGTGATCTAATGTATACCATCCGGTTATAATATATTTGTAACCGTTATATATGGGGTTTCCTCTGTGGGGGTGAGTGAAATAGGCAGGCCAAATAACCAACTTGCCGGTTTCTGGTTTAATCTTAAGACCTTGATACAGAAATTCTGTTTCGCCGCCCTCTTCAATATCATTGAGATACAGGGTATAGGCCAGGATTCTATTGGCTGATGATTGGTCTGCATTTTCACAATGCCACGCATGGTAGCCTTGGCGCGGGCCGGTTCTCTGTACGCTCATGCCCTTGGGTGTGTGTTGAAAACAAAATCCAAGACTCTGATATTTTTCAAAGTACTGTTCTATATAATACTTGTTTAGAGTCTTATAAAAGAAAGAACACAGGTCAGGATCTACGCTGAAATTTTGTTGACTGTGAAATGCCCAATCAAAAAATATTCGATCGTCCTGATTTTTCATCATGCTATTTTGTGTGAGATGTTGACCCATTTTAACCATATCTTCAAATCGTTGTATGATAGTTTCACAGTAGTCTTTGGGAAATGCATCTGGATATACTTCAATAAAATTCATCATTGACTATCTCCGGGAAATATTCTAAAATTATCTTCTACTGAATCAGGAGTACTCACTTCAACTATGATTGAATTGTCTTCCAACGCTTCAAGTTGATGCGGTAACCCTGGAGGATTATGCCAATTATCGCCTGTGTTTAAGATTTTTTCCTGCATGGTAGCAGTCTTTGTGTCTATGTATCTTAACAAGAAACGACCCTGATTGACATTCCAGCTTTCATCTTTGACCAGATGATAATGCATGCTGAACTTGTTGCCGGCATTGACGAACACCAGATATTTTCCACAGTATTGATCGGTGGACGAAAATATTATTTCGTGGCCCCAACCTTTTTCTATTTTACCAAATAATTTCATTTTTGAATATAATTTAAGTTAATAATAATTCTTCTTTTTGCATCTGTTGCACTTTTCATTTTATGAGAAATATTGGTATCGAAAATTAATACCCTGTTTTCAACAGAATCAATCTCGATTATTTCGTTTTCAACTGTTATCATCGTTTTAGCATTGCATGTTGTTAGATATAATATGACCGTTTTAGAATTTTCATAGGTATTATCGACATGCCAAGAAGATTCGTATTGATCTTTTTTACTTATAGTCATATTTGATCTAAGTTCTATTAATGAAGAGACTTTTAATTTAGCTAAAAATGGTTCTAGTAAATTAAAAAAAGGACTATAAACACGGTTGTTTAAAAAGAAGTTATGTGTAAAATAACACGCACCGTGTTCATCGTCTGATGTCATGTTGTCTCTATAAAACCAATTCATATCTAATGAAGTTAGTGTATTTTTTATTGTATCAAAATATTCTTTATCTAAAAAATTATCTATTACTTCGTACTCTGATTTTTCAGTCACAATAAAAATTCTCCTGAATTAACCGTAGATTTCTGCAGCATCATGATCTTTTACCGATACATCCATGTTCCACGAAATGATTGTTTTGGTTTCTTCTGAGATATTAATCGGGGCTCGGTGAATTACCCAGCTAGGAAATGTAATAATATCACCTTCATGTACATCAAATGTATGAACATCTTTTGTTACAGGATCTATCCATTCTGTTTGTGCGCTGCCCTCAGGCAAATGCACATAATATACGTTGGTAAAGTTGTTGCTATGAGTATGCCAGGCATGCTTTCCCCCTGTGGCATATTGTTGGAACCAAATTTCAGTGATACCAAATGTTTGATATCCCATGGTATTACACCATTCGTTGAGATGAACAGCAAGCGGATAATTTATAATTTTAAGCCACTCCCTATCGCCATCACATCGAGATGTACTCCAATCACATCTGATGATATCGCTGTTAAATGCCAGCATGTGTTCTGCACTATCTTGTCTTGATATAGCATCTATTACTTGTTGCTTTAGTTGCGTATGTTCCTTAAATGGTTTAATACTTATAGGAAACGGTATAACAGTAGATGACATTAATACAAACTACCTTGTCTTTTTATTACTATGTTTGATGCAAACACAACTCTTGATTCAGTTGTCTGATTATGATATACATAGTGTTCGAGACAAGAAGGAAATATTATCAATACTCCTTCTTGCATTGGTGGTTTATATATGTTTGGATATCGATCCAACGGATCTAATTCTAGATACTTTAGATGATTTGATAAATTAGGGGCCCTAAAAACCAACTGGCCTGAATTTTCATTGGGTTGCTTTAGTATAACCACACATGAAAATGCTGGTACATTTGTTGTTATGTGATTGTGTAACTGTTGATGATCATATTGATTATGCACATTGTACCATGTATCTATTTCAACTTTATAGGGAAATTGAAACATGAACGAGTCTATGTAAGATTGGATATAGGGTGCCGGCAGTAATGTATCATTCCATTTTTTAAAAAAGTCAGCATCGCCCCAGCGTTGAGATGCATTTTTAGAAATTCTGCTCTCATCACCTTTGAATTCATCTTCTTTGCCATTTAATATCAATGGAAGATAATGATCCTGTAGCATTTTTAAATCTGCAGGATTCAAACGAGAAATGCTTACCGGGTATCCTTCAAGTTGTATCATCATTAGATAGTATCTTTGGTATACATGCCAGTTTTAAAATCACTTGTGAGATCCACAGTTTCACCGGTGTTAAAAAACTTAAGCACTTTGTCTGCTAAAATTTTATGGTTGACTTCTGAAAAGTGATTATAACGCAGATCGCTGGTTTCAGCACGATATATCGCAGCCGTTTCCTCTGAGTCAAACTCAGAGCTTGAGGCTTTGAACAGGGTTCCTTCTACTCCCGCGACAGTGTGAAACCCTGGCAGGACCAAACATCGAATACCTTGTTGTCCATATAGCATAGTTCTAAAAGTTATCGCATCGAGAATTGCATCATAGTGTAACAAAAGACGATGATCGGAATACAAATATCGTTGATACAGTTCTAATGCCTTGGCTTGTTCTTTTGTAACATGAACTCCTGGCACCCATTTTGCATTTATGAAATTCGCCATGCCTGGTTTATCTTCAAAAAACCATTCTCTGTAATAAGAAGTAAGTTGTATTATAACACAGTCACCAGTTTTAAATAACGATTCGCGAGTTCTTAGGGTATGCAAAATATACTCATTGGAACAGCCCAGAACAGCGTCATTTACATGATTATCATTCCCGATTATATTTTCACTAACAATCCTAGTCCAATTCTTTTCTAAAGGCATAAATGTTACCAGACCCTTAGGCCCAATAACTTCATTCTTGTGTGCATCGGGTACACTAAAACTATCGCCGAAAATATATAACATTAATTAGTTGCCCCTGTTTCTAACAAAATATTAAAAGACAAGCTAATACGATCCTCATTGGTTGTATTTTCACCAACACTGTGATCTAAATAGCCAGGCCACAAACTTAATCTACCTTGTTCTGGAGCGAATGCGTTTTCATGAGCATATGAACTACCAATTGGATTGCATTTTAATGCTTTAAGAGCATTTCTAAAAACTAGATCACCGTCTTGTCCATTTGTTTTAAACCAATACACTCCACTAACGTGGCTAGTACCGTGATCGTGAACATGAGCATACTGACCCGGTTTAGTTAGTGTAAGCCATGAAGTTTCGATGGCTGCTTTGTACAGCGGTTTAACATCCATCATTCTCATATAATTGAAACAATGATGCATAATACACGAGGTGATCACTCTCATTTTTTCGTCTTTTAAAATAGACTGGTTAAAATTACCTTGGTTAGATAGGTGATGAGTGCTGGAATTCCAATATGGATTTGGTCCCCAACGATTTTCTAGGTGCAGTTTATCAACCACGGTCTGCATCTCGGCTTGTATTTCATGATATTCTGTGCTTTCTGTTTTATATGTGTATAGGGGTGTGGGGAACAATGAGTAAATTCGGCCCTGAGTTTGATTGTTCATTTTTCCTCCATATTTAAATAAACATCATCTGATTGATTCTGTAGGCATCTCCAACAAACCAATCAGGTTGCATTACTGCGGTGTGAACATCAGTTTGTCTATATAATGCCAATCTATTAAACGACATCTCTGCATAACCTAGTTCTTGTCCGGTGTCAGAATAAAAAGCTGTACCGCCGTGAGATTCGTCATTGTAGTTTAAATATACCGATGCTGCGAATCTACCCGGATCTGCACTATCTCTATGGGGAGTTGGCTGGTCTTGTCCTTGCATTACATTTACCATAAATGTTATAAAATCAAATGTTTTACGTATGTCATTATCAGTCTTGCGAGGCCCGTCATTGAAATTTTCGCTGATTAGCTTGACAAATGTATCGGCTAAACTTGTTAGATCGATACCAAGACTAATTGACAGGCCAGGGTACGTATTTCTAATCATGCTCTTTGACGCAGGGATAGACAGAGCCAACTCTCTAACTTTTTCAGGATTAAGATAAAAGTTATCAACAATGACACATTTGGTATCACCTAATTGATGTACATGTACTTCAAAATTAGGATTAACTGCAAATATGTCTTGTTCATTTATTTTTTTAATCATGCTCTGTCATTATGTTCAATCTCTACCATCATTTTAACAGCTGGAAAATAAATGTAATTAATTCCTGAATTATAAAGAGTACGCATGGCATCGTCTATGGTTTCAACCAGCGGCTCGCCGCCTAGGTTAAAGCTGGTATTAAACAATGCAGGCACACCTGTTTGATTTTTAAATTCTTTGATTAGATTATACCAATGAAAGTTTTGTTCTTGAGTCACTGTTTGAATTCTGCAGGTACCGTCAACGTGTATAACTGCTGGAATCTTTTCTTTCACGCCAGGCTGACAATTTACAGCATACATCATAGAAGGGGAATCTTCCATGCCACGCAGATCAAACCAATCGTGTACATCATCTTGTAATACTGATGCAGCAAATGGTCTAAAATATTCTCGTTTTTTAATTAAATTAACAAAATCTTTACCGTCGGCAAATGTTGGATCAAACATCAATGATCTATTGCCTAGTGCTCTGGGACCGTTTTCGCATCGTTCTTGAAATAATGCCACAATGTTTTTAGATCTAATAGTCTTAATAACATCTTTGTAATCAACATTTATTGTTACACTACCACCATACTTGGCCGCAGTTTCTATTACTACATCTTCAGTGATATGTTGTACTGGACCTAAAAATAAATTTTCATCTTTTGATCTTACTTTTGTATCTTGAGATGTTTTATAGTAATGATAAAGTGCAGCACCCATTGCAGTACCGGCATCGTTTGATACTGGCTCAACATAAATCTTTACACCTTCCGGTAGGTGCTGTAGATAGAAATAGTTGGCAACACAATTCAACCCGTACCCGCCGCTGATAACAATATTTTTATTACCTGTACGTTTGATTGATTTTAGAATCAAGTCAAGTACTAGTTGCTGAGATTCAGTTTGGACATTATAGGCCATGTTTCTTCTAGAAGCTAATTTCGTTACATCTTCTGCATTGGCTTCCAGCATTTGTTGCTCGTAACGCTGCAATTGTCGTTGATTGTTAGGGTCAGTCACTGATCTATGAATTACTTTTGGATCGTACACTCTGTCATCCAGCTCAGCATAGACTTCTTCATTGACTAGTGCGCCATTGGGATAAGTTGGAACAATTAAATTTTTATTTGCACCAAATTTTTCATAAATCGTTGGTGCTTTGTTTGGCTCTCCATAGGGGAATAGTCCCATGGTCTTGCCTGCTTCTATCGAGTCGAATCCGCAGAATCTAGTAACAGCTTCGTATGCTTTAACAATACCTGCTTTGTCATTAACTATAACTTCTGTACCGTTCCCATCACTATTGTAGTGTTCAGTCCTCCAAGGTCCGTTGCCTCCAAAATGCTTGTACACTTCCTCAAAGTTTGCAGGGTATGAACAATCATATATACTTTCAACTTCAAACATGGTTCGACCGTCTGGGCGTTCAATAAATGTACCTGCACCATCTACAATAATAGCATTTGCTTTATCAAACCCAGATCTATAAAATGCCAACGCGGCGTGACTTCTATGGTGTTGATCGTGATATTTAAATACTTGGGTATCAACATCGTCGATTAATCTCAACTTCCTAGCAAGTGCAGAATACACATCTTGCCTTACATAATCGTTTATTGGTTCGTCGTCATCTTGTGTGTGAGATATTGCCAAATAATCGATCTTGTCAGTATAGTCAAGAATTTTAATCATACTCGCAAGCGGGCCGCCGTCATATTTGTAGCGAGATAGTCTTTCTTCTTCAATAGAAAATACAATTTGTCCATCTTTTAAAAGACAAACTCCTGCATTATGCCCTCGAGCAATACCTGCAATATATCCTGTTTTTTGCATTATTTTTCCTTGTAGCATTTATTTCAAGCACAACCAGGCGCAGAACACCCAGCAGCTTGTTTAGGTTCAACATACGCCTTGGCAGTTTTACCTAATGTGGTTTTAATTTGTTTGACAATTGTCTTGACAGTTTCGTCACTAAGCACCATTAGATTTTCATTGTGTCTATCAATTCTAATGTCTACCGCAACTCTTATTGGAGAATATTTTCTTTCGTCTTTGCCGTTATCGATTATAGTAAGTGTGCTGCTGCTAGGATACGAAATATTTTCAGGGAATGTGCCGCCTATAACCACCGTGCCCGGTTTCTTCAAGGCATGTGCAATATGCTGTCCCACTGAGTCACAGCCCAAGAAATAATCAGCAGCATTGATAATTGCAGTCCATTGCAATAAACTAACACTCTCTGGCACCATTACTCCTAGTGCTTTGTTTCCAGGAACTTTCAACTCGCTCATCATTATAACAGCATAATCTTTATTCAGTTCTTCAAGTATTTTTACAATATCATCAACTTCAAATGATCTACCACTTTCGTCGATGATGGTGTTGCCCTGTAATCCAGCTGTTTTTCCAAATGGTTGGAAGATTACTACTTGTTGCTTTTTAAAATGATTTCTAGCTTCATTGACTAGTTCGTTTGCTTGTGCAATATCCTTTTTTCCAATGAAGATGTTATATTCTTTGGTTTCTGGGATGATTTCAGGAGGAACATCGTAGTTGATCAGCATGTCAAACGCTTGAACAAGATTGCATCTTTGAGTAAAGTATGCGTTTAGTTTATACGGTTCGGGGGTTATGATTTCTCTATCTTTTAATTTTTCAAAAAGATCTGGGTTGGTAGCATGATGCACATTATTTGCTAATGTTTTGCTGGTTAAATATAGATCGATCCAACCTTCAACAACAATGACTGCTGTTGGATCAGTATTTTTAACATAGTATTCTAGTGCGGGAATGGCACATAGTACTCGGCCTGCGCCGCCATTTATAAAAAATGCTTTTTTCATTGATATCGTAACCTTTGCTATCTAGTACGATATTTATTTTGAGGACTAGGCCTCTAAGAATAATGTGAGCGAGCGTTGAGTATTGTGCTGTTGCCAGCACAATACTATTCGAAATTAATAAACGCCTGGGGGTAGATTTTGTAAAGCATCAGCATCAGAGGCATCTCTGTCTGCGATCATAATAACACCAATATTCTCTGCAAATTCCATATTGGGTCCGTCTTCGGGACTCCGCGGAAATCTCACAAGATAGTTAGGAACCTCTAACCAATCGTCAGGAAGGTCTCTGAGTTTTTGTCTATAATCCAACCATTGTTGTTTTAGAGATTCTGGCATATCTGGAGCAATTTTGCCATCACTTGCAGCTAGTTTTGAATTTCTCATGCTTCTAAGCCACTCATCACTTCTATCTCTTTTGTACTCAAAGAATTTAAGCGGTGCTGTGTAATCGTCAGTTACAGATTGTTTATCATAAACTATTCTAACATCTGAAGGATCTACAACTGTGGCATTTGGTTGATCAACTGGGCCAACAGAAACTTCGTAGATCTTTGGTTTTTCTAATCCGCCGTAGATCAATCCAATTTTGCAGCAGTTTATGTCAGTGTCTGCTTTTAATATTTCTCTTTTGAGATTCAATGGTAGTGGACGATCAGGTTCATCTTCTGGTGCATAGCACTCCATCAAATACCCAGTTTCTTTGTCGAGCCACATGACTATTTCTTCTGGGCCTTCGTATAGCTGTGTACTGGTTTTACCTAACGTATTTTCCAACGAATATAAGTGATCCGGTATGCTGTATGTCAGCATTTTGGTTATTTTTGCCATTTATTTCTCCTTAACTATATGTTATTTTAACAAGACCACCGGCACCAAAACTGCCCCAACACGCACTAACTGATGCAGTGGCATGTCCTGCGCCACCTCCACCCGGGAAAGCTGCGTGTGCCGAACAGCAGGCCAAGTTGCCTACGCACATATGTTTACCGCCAATGCCGTGTCCTGCTGAAATTGGTCCAGACGGTGATCCTGCAACAGAAAAGTGATCAGCACAGCAGTCATATTGAGCATTGTATGATCCAGAGGTTCCTCTAAAACACATATCGGACCCGTATACTGGGTCATTACACACGTTGGTAATCCAACCGGCATTGTAGTTGCCCACGTTGCATTGAACGTTACCAATGTGGCAGTTATAACATTGTGAGATCATGTCCCATGAAGTTGACCCACCCATGCCACCAATGGCACAGAAGTTGCTGAGACCAGTGCCATTGACAAAGCTGGTGCATCCGTGACGGCAATTTTGGTTACATGAACAGCAGCAGCTACAGTTTGACGATCCTGCGGCACACACTGTGTATACTGTGCCATCTGTAAATCCATTCACTGACTTGGTCAATGTTCTTACGCCATAATTTCCGCCTTGACCGCCACACCCGTGATCATAGTCACCACCTGATGAGCCACCTGGGCCACCACCTGATAGTATTTCAAATTTTATAGATGTTGTTCCGTTAGGCACTGTCCAAGCGCAACAACGACCACCATTCTCTGGTGTCCAGTTGTTGGTGTTCCATACGTATAGTTCATTGAGTTCTGCAATTTTACATTGGTGTTGGCTATTGCCATAAACGATACCAACGTTTGATAATTGTACTGGCATTTTCTAATTTCTCCTTAGATATATGTTATTCTAACAAGGCCACCTGCGCCAAAACTGCCCCAGCAGGCATTAACTGAGTCAGTTGCGTGTCCTGCGCCGCCGCCACCTGGGAAAGCTGCATGTGATGAACAGCAGGCCAGATTGCCTACGCAGCGATGTTTGCTGCCAATTCCGTGTCCTGCAAAAAACGGACCGCTTGGTGAGCCTTGAACTGAGAACGCATCAGCACAACAGTTGTACTGATGATTATATGACCCAGATGTTCCTCTAAAACATACATCAGATCCGTATACTGGACTATCACAAACTTGGTTAACCCAACCAGCATTATAGTTGCCCACGCTGCATTGAACATTGCCAATATGGCAGTTATAACAGTTAGAGATCATGTCCCAGTTGGTCGATCCACCCATGCCACCAATAGCACAGAAATTGCTGAGGCCAGTGCCATTGACAAAGCTGGTGCATCCATGACGGCAATTTTGATTACATGAACAGCAGCAGCTACAGTTTGATGATCCAGCAGCACACACCGTGTATACTGTGCCATCTGTAAATCCATTCACTGATTTTTGCAGTGTTCTTGAGCCGTAGTTGCCGCCTTGACCGCCGGTGCCGTGATCTGAGTCACCACCTGACGAGCCGCCTGGGCCACCACCTGACAATATTTCAAATCTGATTGAAGTAACGCCTGCGGGTACTGCCCAAGCGCAACAACGACCGCCATTCTCTGGTGTCCAGTTGTTGGTGTTCCATACGTATAGTTCATTGCGTTCTTCAATGCGGCACTTGTGTTGACCATTGGCAAAAATAATTCCGCAATTCGATAACTGTACTGGCATTATTACATCCCTCTTTTCATATCTTCAATTTCTGCTTTTAGCGCCTTGACAGCTTCTATCAGCAAGGGAATTAGTTTGTCATATCTCACAGCAAGGTAGCCGTCTTCTCTTTCAACCACAGCCGATGGTACTATCTCTTTTACTTCTTGAGCAATAACTCCCACGTCCTGCATGGTGCGTTCTGGGTACATTTCTTGCGCAATTTTATTCCAGTGATACTCGTACCCTGATATTTTTAACAATTTTTCTAGACTGTTATCAATCTTCGAAAGATTTTCTTTTAGTCTGATATCTGACGATGCATATGAATATATGTCTGCGCCTACATACAGTGCGCCACTAATACCAACTCCGCCAGTAACTACCAATGTTCCACTAGTGGTGTTGCTCGCAGTCTGAGCACCTGCTAAAGTCATTCTGCCAGTGCTTGGTTGATACGTCATTTTGGTAGTTGACACATTTATACCAGTCACAGTACCTGATGAACTGGCGGTGAACAAAGGATAATGGGTAGAAGCAGATGCTGTTTCATCAGTGAGTGTAACAGATTTTGATGTCCAACTCAGAGTACCGGATGCGTTGGTTGTGAGAACCTGACCAGCTGTGCCGTCGGCAGCAGGCAGTGTCCAAGTTAAATTAGCTGCAACTGTTGCCGGAGCTTGGAAAGCCACCCAATTTGAGCTATCGCTATCTGCAAATCGCAAATCGGTCTGTGCATTTAACTGAATATCTACAGTAGAAACAACGATTCCTGTACCGCCTGGACTGAGAGTAATATTCTGATCCGCAGCTGTGGACAAGGCATTGTCGGGCGAAATTTGAATAGTTCCTACTAGTGCAGGGCTACCTACAAGTCCGCTATTGATTTTTCTTGCCATGATCTTATCCTTATATTAAGCTGTTGATGTTTCGATACCGTAGACCACAGCATTCACGCTTGTAGCACTTGAGCGGACCACTAATCTTTGATCTGCAGCCATAACAATACCTGTGCGTTCTAGCACACCCTTGGCAGCTAGACTAACATCAAATTCGATATACTCCGAAGGGTCGGGGGTTGCTGCGGTTGCCGCAAGGCAAATTGCCACTTGGATGGTAACTGCCGATGCGCTTCGATTGCATATGCTGAGTGTTACTACTCCAAATGTATTATCTGGACAGTCGTACACTGTGGTATTGGTCGCTGCTGATAGATTTGCTGCTCCTAGTCTTCCTGTTGCCATAATTTATTCTCCATGTATATATTTAGTTCAAAAAGTAATTGAATGCTATTGGTAATCCGATAACTCCGCCTCTGAATTCAAAGGTAGCATTCATCTTGATTGGCCCTGATGTCACCGTAGTTATCACGTTTGAGCTGATAAAGATACTACCTGCTGTCACGGAGTTAACGTTCAAGCTAGCTCCACCGCCACCGATCTGTCCAGCAATAAACGCCTTGATAGCTCGTTGTGTAGGCACAATGTTGTCTGAATCAGCGGTAAAGAACGGATCTGTTGAGAATTCAGTGATCGTAGCTGATCCGCCACCTAGTGTAACATTACCCAAGTTAAGTTCTTGCAATCCTGAAATATTAAACGCATCTGCATTCAAGGTTGCAATGCCAGTGCTTTGTTCAATAGCAAACAAATCACCAACTCGGAAGTTACCGTCTTGGTCTGTGGCAGTAAAGAACACTCGTCCGCCACCTTGTTCCACAGTTTCATTTGCAGGAATTGCTGATTGCAATGGTACTCCTGGATAATTGGTGTCAATGAAGTTACCTGTACCTATGTCCAAGAAGTCATGACCGGTGAGTCGAACTTGGCTGTATTTTAGACGCATGGTAATAGCTGTGCCGTCAGGTGGTGCTTCTGATATAGTTAGTGCAGGGCTGAGCTGTAAAAACGCTGTATACGATCCGTCATTCTCTCCAAGGAAGGTTATCACATTTACTAACTTGAACACTCTGCTAGGCAAATGACTGAATACCACATTGGAACCCGGTGTAGGCCGTTGTGCGAGTCTGCGACTGGCCACAAATGTGCCAGATTGGAACAACTCTGAATACCCGTCGCCTACATCAACTTCACCGCTGCCTGTGACAAACTGGGTGCCTCTGTTTACAAAGCTAGGATTGGCCAATACTCCACTGTTCTTTCTCACTGTTACAGGAGATTCGAAGGTGTTGTTAGGATCAGTGAATGTGATGTCTGGCACAGTAGTGTACCCTGATCCGGGTTCTGTTATATTAACTTGGAACAGTTTGTTCGCTGCTACTTTGGCTCGACCTCTGGTTGTGGCTCCGGTTCTGATATATGTGGCTACATCACCGGTACCACCCCCAACTCCCACAAACTGTCCGTATCTATTTCTGTTACCAAAAGTCACTGCAGAGAATCCACTTGCTGCTGTGCTGGTTGTTCTTGTGGTCCAAGTAACTCCATCAGGTGATGTTGCTGCTGCTGTGGTTGTGCTTACAGCAAGGAACACTCCCTGGCCGTATGTGACCTTGGTCCATGATGCTGTTGCTGGCAATGTGCTGGCTGTCCAAGTGATGCCGTCTAGACTATAGGCAGCTACGGTACCACTAGTGTTGGATACCGCAACAAATCTGTTGTTACCATAAGCAATGCTGTTCCAATTTGAAGAACTTGGCAATGTTCCTGCAGTCCATGTTCCCGCAACGGTAGTCGATGTAGCATGATTAGTCACATTAGTACCGCTCTTGATTGCGACAAATCTATTTTTGCCGTAGGCAATAGCTGTGAATCCAGTGGTAGTTAATGTACCAGTTTGATCCCAATTCTCACCGTCACTGCTGATTCTCACTGTGGTCACATCACTGCTAACAGCTACGAATTTTTGAGCACCAAACGTCACTCCCACCCATGTAGCAGAAGTTTGCATACTGGCAGCAGTCCATGTGATACCATCTTCACTGTAAGCAGATGTGGTGTTAGCACTAGTTCCTGCTACCGCCACAAACCTGCTGATTTTGCCCGCAGAAGAACCGTCATCAAACAAACCTGCGGTCATAGCTGACCAGTTCGCTCCGCTCGGCATCAAGCTGGCTCTTGTGGTCCACAAAATACCATCTTCTGAAGTTGCGCCTACAGTGCTTCCGCTTCTTAGGGCCACATATCTACCACCTATGCCATAACCTGCGTGATCAAAATCTAAGATAGCGCCTGTGGTAGAATTTACTGCGGTGATTGTTATCACTAGATCATTATTAGGTGTGGTTCCGCCGAGACTGGTTCCTAGTATGGTTATAGTCTGTAATCTCGCATAACCTGTTCCAGCACCCTGTCCAGATGGTGTATATTTCCATCCATTGCGTATCACTGTGAATGTAGCTCCTGAGCCGTTTCCTACATAGGTGCCTGTGACCGATGTGTAAACCGCAGCAGTTTCACCATATTTCACAGCACTCCAAGTACCGCTGGTTGGTAGTGTGGCTGCTGTGCTGGTGTATCCAGGCGCAGAGAACGTCACTCTAGGTTCTATGATGTAGGTACTCGAAGCGTCTGGGCTGACAATGGCTGTGCCTGCTATTAAATGATCAAATCCAGCTGTACCGTCTGATTCTTTGATCAACCCTGCTACTTTAGTGCCTGAATTATATGTGTTAATAATACCAAACTGCCCTACTCCCGCTCCGCCTGTGAGCACAATTTTCATACCTATGTAAGCAGTGCTGGATTCTCCGTCTGTGGCAGCGATAGTAACTGAAGTAGAAGTACCACCTTGTGCGGTGTTGGAGTTGGTGATATATCCAAATCCACCAAGATTGCCTTCGGCCTCTGGAGCATTCGTACTGTCTTCAACAAGATCCAACATGCGAACTTCAAACACAGCATCGTCACGGAATTCATCAATCTCAACAACTTGTCCGCTGCCGCCGCCTGTGAGTGTATAAACGACTTCTGTGTAATCTATACCTGCATTTTGAAATTCTATTTGAATCAAGGCAGACCCGTCAGTGATGACCCGATCAATCACGGCTTCAAACGCTAGTCGGTTGTCTACTACGCCAGTAACTGGGATTTCTGTTGCGTCAAACCCTTCTGCCACAGAACCAAAATCACCGTATGAGTTGTTGCCGTTGGTAGCTCTAATACGGCCGCCGTTTTCGGCTAGGTATGCTACGTGATTGTAGTAAGCAAACACCGAAACAAGTTCTGCACGACCGTTGTTAGTGATCCATGCTCCAATACCGTCACTTAGAACCTGTGTAAAGTCATTGCTGACTATAGAATCGTTACCACCATTGTGTAATGAGCCATCAATCTTTTGACCAACACAAGCTGTACCTAGAGTAGTTACACCTTGTACATATGGTGAACGTGTGATGATCCAGGTACGGTAATCCTCTGGACCCCATCCTGGATCAAGACTTGCATATGCTCCTGCACTTACTCTAGAAGTACCAAATTCATTAGGTGCTAGTAGATCTCCAGTAAGTCCTTGCAGAGTTTGATCTCTAACGCCGGTAGCATCTCTGAGATAATACATATCTTCTTCCAAGCTGCCTGTTACACTGTTGGCGTAATATCTGGCTGCGTATCTAGATTTGTAATTGCCTGGATATTTCAAGTCATATTTGAGTGCATCGATGTAGGTGTTGACATCTCTGAGGCAGGCTGTACTGCTGTAGAACAGAGCCACTGTCATCGAACCACTGCCGTCGCTGACAATATCAAACGCTGTGTTTGAATCTCTTGTGGTAGCAATCTTAAAGGTAGTTGAACTAACCACATTCTGCACATAGTAAGTTGTGGTAGTATCTACTCCGCCAAATACTGTGCCAGTAAATCTTATAGCTGCGTTTCTTGTCATCCATGCTGTTGATGTGCAAGTGAACAAGTCAGTGGCCGCTGTAGCTGCTGAGACTGTGGTAGTGTATGTTGAATCGATGTAAGCATCGATTTCTGCCACAATATATGATCTGTTGCGCTCTAATTGCAACACAGCATAATCAACCATTCTGTTGCCTGTGGCACAACGACTGCCTTCATTGGTAGCGCCAAACACTATGTCATCTACCATAGTCATTAGTGTTTCAATACGAGCTTGTGCAGTTGCATTGCCGCCCACGTTGGCTAGTGCTTCTGTCTTGGCATTGGATAATGCATCTCTAGTAATGGTTTTTTGGTTGCCTACAAATACATCTACTGCTGTAGCTCTTAGATAACTATATGCTGCTTCTCTAGTTTTAAAGTTGCTGTTGAACATAAAGTCAAACATCACAGCTTCTAATATCAATCGAGTGTCTCTAATACACTTGGTTTGTAGATATTGAATCTTAGGAGTGACACCGTCAGTTTTGTAGGCATTTGGAAATATTGCATTAAAGGCTGTGCCACCTGATGACAAGCAAGATACAGTGATGCTTGATATGTTAACGATATCACCTGCTGCCAGTCCGTGTGTTGCAGTAGTTACTATAGCATATCCAGTAGAGTTATTATAGACAAAATTACTGATTGCTAGTGTTGCTCCGCTGGCTTTAATTACAATTCCTCCGCTGACATAGGTATGTGCTAGAGTATGTTTACCAACGTAGATTCTAAAATCTGTTGAGGTGAATGATGTTTCATCTACTACAAAGTCAGTGTGCCATGCCACTGCATTTAAATCATCTACAACATTTTGAACAATGGTTTCTTGTGCAGCATCTAGTGTCACTGCGGCTGCTATCAATGCAGTGGTCGAAGTTACACCGTTGGTTGCTGTAGGATAGTCTATAACTTCCACAGGTATGCTAATGCCAGCGCCGTCGATGAATGATGTCAACACTGTACCGCCATATGTGGCTGCAAGTTGGAATGTGTTAGTATTCACTGTGCCTACTACCCAATACTTAATACCGTTGGTTAATCCGTTGCCAGTTTCTCTCGGTATTATTGCATCACCTACACTTAATCCATGGTTATTACTAGTTAAAGTATTTGATGTAGCTATGGTGGTTACTGTGATCTGTGGAGTTATAGACTCAGTAGAATCACCTTGAATAATGTTGGTAATGATATCTACTAATGAGCCCACTGTGGCATTAGCAGCAGAACCTCCAGTTAAGTTTGTGCTGTCAGTCCACTGTGTGGCAGCATTGCCTGTGGATTTTGTTACTCCGGTGTTGGCAATAATCTGTTGCACAATTTCTTTCAATCTAGCGTAGGCAGCCACTGTGGCTGCAATTTCTGTACTGTCAATCTGTAACGCTGTGCTGTTGTCACCGTCAAAATATGCTGTGCCAGCTACTAGAGTGGCCCAGGTTCCGCCGTAAGTCAAATCATAGTCCATGGCATCAACGATAAATGCCACATCACGTTTGCATTTGGTTCTGCTGTATTTCACTGCAGGATAATTCACTGTTAAAAACGCAGTAATTTCTTCTTTGATAAATTCTTTGTTTTCACGCAGCAGTGTTCTAGCATCTCCAAACCCTGTTAAGAATGAGGAGTTGTATCCAGTAGGATTAGCAGAACTTACCATGAACGTGGAACTGATCTTGAAATCAATCTGATGCTGCATGATTCTGACCAACTGTGATGCATCTGCTGCTTCGTCGGTGGTAGCGTATGGGAATGATGCACTTTGAACTGATGTGTTGCCAGCGCTTTCTGTGACGTTGGCACCTCTTACGATCTGATCAACCACTGTTTGCAATCTAGTCAATGCACCTACGCTGTAGCCTGCATCAGATCTGTTAGTCAAGCTGCCTGCTGGGCCTGCGTTAGTTGAACGCAATTCGTCTCCGATCACACAAGTTTGTTCTGGCACAATGATTGGTAGTGTTTCACGATACTGTCCGGTAGCTATATTGATCAGATTGCTAGGACTGCGTCTTGCTGGTACGCTGGCTATGGCCGCTGCTATCTGTGGTGCTGTAACAGCTGCTGCTCGTGCAGTGATAGCATTTGTAATAAGTGTGACACTTGCTGTCACTGTGGTCAGGGCATCAGCTTCTGCTGTAAGATCGCTGTTGAAATATTGAGCCACTGTGGCAGTAGAATTATCACCGTTTAGTGTCTGATAGTTTATGGTTGGAGCTGTCTGTGTCAACACATTTCCGATCACAGTGAGCATGTAGTTATAAGCAGCCACAGACTCGTCCGATTCAATGGCCAATCCTGGGTATGCTTCTGTTTCACCCTCGCTGAGTCCACCGATCAATGAATTAGCAACTCCGCGTGATTTAATGTTCCCGCCATGGCATAGGTCATATGTTACCGCATCTAGTGTGAAGCCTACATCTCGCTCGCATTTGAAATCATCGTAGACAAATGCAGAGGTAAACGGTGCTGTGTTTGTGGTGATCTGACGCTGAATAAACTCTGTGACTTCACGTTGAATGAACACACGATTTAATTCTAGTAGATATCGTGCATCTGGATTTCTAGGACCACGTTCTACCTGTTCACAGGCATATCGAATGGTTTTCCAAGGCTTGTCCCAAGTTCTGCCATGTATAGGTGAAGGCAAGTCAACGCCTGTGGTCGCTACAAAATATGTGTGGTCTGTTTCACCTAGAGTGACCCATTCTGGATCGATACCGTTAGAGGTTAATACTTGTCCTTCTCGGCCAACTGGCAGTCTTGTGGGACCTGAACCGCCATAGTATACTAAATCGCCTCTTACTGAAAGAATATCAGTTTCGGATCCCACACTTAATAGACTCCAGTATGTACCTGCAGTGTCTTGATCGGGTCTGCTGTTTGCCTGACCGCCACCTGCTGCGCCTACTGTAGATCCGTCATCACCTTCTGATCTATGAGATAATAGGCAGATATAGGCGTTTGCGCCAAATCTTACAGCATCGCCTAGCAGATAATCTCGGTCATCTGACCACAGGCCTTGCCAGTTGATACCAGCATTGAGTTGTGACCAGTATGTGGTGTTTGGCGGTTCTGCTGACACAGTAGCAGTCATCGTGCCGCTAGCATCTGCAGTTATATTGAATGTTGTTCCACCTGGAGTAGTACTGATGGTGATATTGCCTGCTGCCACAGTTTTCACGTAGTATCTAGCAGTAGTAAACACATTACCAAATGTTGTGCCGGAGAATCTTACAGCCATACCCACAACAATACCATTGGTGCTGGCTATAGTAAATGTATCTGTGGCTGCTGTAACTGCTGTAACAGTAACTGTGGTTGAAGGAGAATCTTGTGCTGCCAAATAGGTATAACCGCCTAAGCTAACCACTTCACCTACTTCATAAGAAGTTCCACCTGCCCACGCAGATTGAAATTTAAATCCTTCTGTGTACAGATCCCAGTTGGCCGAACCAACGCTTGACGGAACAAATGCATCTGTATGCACAGTTTTTGCAATGTATTGATTGCCGCCATATTGCACAACATCACCTGGTTGATAAAGTGTGGCTGGATTCCAGGTACTTTCAAATTCAGTGCCTTCAGTGAACTGGGTCCATCGACCTGCGGTACTGTCTGTTAAGAATGCTGCATCTGCGGTATGTTGAATAGCACAGATCCACAATCCAGCACCGTATTTGACCACATCATTGAGTTTGTATCTAACAGCAGTGGACCATGTACCCTTGTATTCTACACCGGGATTAAATGTATCCCATTTGGCTTGATCTGCTTCCAACCCAGATGCTGCGGTAGCAGCCGAGGTGTGGTGAAGATTACACACATAGGTGTAGCCGCCGTACTTGACTAGGTCATTTACCTTGTAACGAGTAGAAGTTGTCCAACTGGTTTTCCAATCAAATCCCTCTGCGTACACCGTCCATTTAGCTTGGTCAGCTTCTAGTCCTGACGCTGTAGTAGCTGCAGAAGTGTGACTGTCATTACAAATATATAGGAGTCCACCGTATTTGACCACATCATTGAGTTTGTAGAAAGTGCTGACATTCCAATCGCCGGTCCACGATTGACCGTCGCTCATTTGATTCCATTTAGTTGGATTATATTCTAGATCTGTATTAAAATCTGCAGCAGAAGTATGCCCTATCGCACAAATATATGTGCGAGCACCATATCTAACAACATCATCAATGTAGTATGTTGTTGCCGATGTCCATGTATTCTTCCATACAAATCGAATTCTACCTAATTTAAATTCTGCCATTTTCTACTCCGTATTCTATATTTAGTTTGTTATGTGAATCAATTGAAAGACTTGTAAAACATTGTCTGTGCTAGTATCGAACCAGATATTCCAGAATTTGCACTATCAAATTCTGCTCTTACCGGCACTATGATGCGCAGGTTTGCGACGTTGTTAATTCTGTCAGGTCCTACTAGAACTGTACCAGCGATAAAACTACCTACTGCAATTTCTGAACCGCCCACGCTTAGTCTTGAAGCAAGATATGCTGCAATCGCACGTTGAGTTGGTACTATGTTGTTGGAATCTGCTGTGAATAAAGGATCTGTGGAGAATTCTCGAACCACTGCTCCTGTTCCACCTACTCTAATACCACCCAATCTCAATTCTGATAAACCCCCTAGATCAAAGAAATCAGAACTGATAGTTACTATTCCTGTGCTTTGCTCAACCGCAAATAGCTCGCCAGTTCTAAAGTTACCGCTTTGATCGGTTGAGGTATAAAACACTCTGCCTCGATCTAGTTCTACTACTTCGTTTTCTGGAGCAGGGGTATAGAATCCTGCATACAATTCAGGATAATTAGTTTCTTCAAAGTTGCCTGTGCCTATGTCTAAGAAATCATGACCGGTAATTCTACACTGGCTAAACTGGGTTCTAATTGTGATTGCTTGAAGATGTGATAGATTATCACGAACTTTGATTTCAGGCGAAATGCGTATTCTTGCGGCCAGCCCTCTATCTGTGGGCCCTATTTCTTCAAGGCTCACTAATGTGTATGATCCAGCCAATCCTGAGATTACTAAATTAGCACCAAGAGTTGGATAACTGGTCAAATCGTTTATAACAATAAATTTGCCGGAAGGAATGACATCTGCAAATCCGTTGCCGAGGACTGTGACTGTGGTACTAAGAGTACGATAGCCCAATCCTCGATTGATCCAACTAGTACTGCCTATAACACCGTCGGCTGTTCTTGCTTCAATCCTTGCTTCAGTTCCGTTGTTGGGATCAACAAATGTACAGGTAGGCCCTTCTGTATATCCCGAACCCGGATCCCATAATTTCACTGAGCGTATGATACCAGAACTTAGTGTGACTCGACCTAAGGCTCGTGCACCGGTCTGTATTTTATTGAACTTGTCAGTGTTATCTATGGTTATCCACGTTGGTGTGCTTTTGCCCACTGTGGAATCTCTAGCATCTGTATGAGGAGTACCAAATGCCACGCTGACCCATTCTGCAGAAGTAGCCAATGTTCTTGCTGTCCATACCACGCCATCTGCAGATTGTGCTGCATAATTTGTAGGCCCTGCTGTTGGATCAGCACCAACATTGCGGGCGCCAGTGTCACCTATGGCAAAGAACACTCCTTGTGCGTAGCGAATCTTCTTCCAGTTGTGTGCTGTGCTTCCGTCTTGTGATGGCATAGTAGCTGGCAACCAGTCTTCGCCATCGAAACTGTAGGCCACGTCACCTGTGCTAGATATAGCAACAAATCTGTCGTTACCATAAGTGATGCTGACCCATCCTTTCGCGCTTGAGTCTGCAATCACGTCCATGATATAATAATTCCATGACCATGTGTTCAACGTAGAATTGTATGTGCCCTTGGCCACACTGTTTCCATTGTTTCCTAACACCACGTAAGTATTCTTTCCGTAGGCTATATCTGTCCATTCGTTAATAGTGGAATCGCCCGATGGCAATGTTACACTAGACCAACTAATTCCATTCAAACTATATGCTGCTAAATTTGAATCAGTGGCTACCGCAATGAACAATCCGCCTCCGTATATAACTGAATTCCATAGTCGTGATGCTGGCATACTTCGCGTTGTCCAGTTTATACCGTCTATCGAGCTAGCCGCAACATTACTGTCTTGGCGTATGGCTACAAATTGATAATTTCCTGCTGCAGGATATATTACTCTGCCTGCTGCTATACATTTCCAATCACCTGCAGTCGGCATATTAAAACTAGTCCAATTTGTACCGTCTTCACTGTACAGTGCAGCCGAACCGCCTGAAGCAACTGCTACAAATCGTCCGCTGGCAGCTTCATTGTCTTCGCCTGTGCCGTAGGTTTTTTGTTCTGCAGCTAAAATTGAGTTGGTGCTGTCGTCGCTGACATCAGTTACTAAAATAATTAAATCATTAAGTGGGGTTGCTCCGCCAAGTTGATCGCCATCAATGGTCAACAATTGGCCTGCTTCGTAGCCTGCGCCACTATTATTAATAGTTATGGTATAATTTCTGCCTTGTTTTACCACGTTAAATGTAGCCAGTGCGGCAGTCACAGTTATATCTACTGTGCCAGTGCCTGCTTCATTAACTGCTATGTTAGTATAGGATTCGGTGGTATCACCGTAGATGATATCAGTCCAGGTGGTGCTGGTTGGCACAACGATCTCCTGTGCTGCATATGCAGGAGCTGAAAATATCACTCTGGGTTCTATTCTGTATGTGGTATTGGTCAGCAAAGGTATTGTAAGAGGTTTGCCTGGAACCACATGATCCCAACCTGGCTGATCATCAGATTCTCTAGCTACTGTTATGACTTTTGAGACATTGTTGTAGGCTGTGATGTATCCATATTGACCTGTGCCTGCCCCACTAGTGAGAATAATACGCATGCCAAGATATTCTGTTATAGAATTTGCATCATTAGAAGCTATGGTAATAGTAGTAGCGTCGCCGGTCTGTGCATTGTTCTGTACCAGAGTGTATCCGCCTCCTCCTATGGCCTGTGCAATAGTTTCCGTGCCTGCATTAGCATCTAACAATCTAGCTTCAAATACAGCATCGTCACGAAAGTCTTCAAATACCACTTCAGCATTAACGCCAGCTCCAACAAAAGAAGCTGTTACGCTAGAATAGTCTTGTCCTGCGTTGTTCCACTCTAAAATCTGTATCTCGTCAACAAAGTCTCCAGCAAATGCTGCTGCTACTATGGCCTGCTGTGCTCTGGTATAGTTTCTTGCTATCACCGGAACTTCTGTGGCATCAATGCCATCTGCAATCACTCCGTATGTGCCGTATGAACTATTTCCGTTGGTAGCTCTAATTATACCGCCATTTTGTGCCAAGTATCCTATGTGTGCATAGTATGAAAACACAGATACCAATTCAGCTCTAGCATTATTCAATACCCATGCACCAATACCATCGCTGAGCACCTGTGTGAAGTCGTTGCTTACTATAGATCGATTACCGCCACCGTGCAACGATCCGTCAACTTTTTGTCCAACACAGCCTGTGCCTATGGTAGTAACGCCTTGAATATACGGTGAGCGAGTATCGATCCATGTACGTGTGTCTGCAGTACCCCATCCCGGATCAAGTGATACGTATGCGCCACCTAGCGGCAACTGATACAGATCAAATGCTGCCGGTGGATTCAGCGATGATTCAAGACCTTTTAGTGTGCAGT